TTCCTGATGTCCGCTATCAGTCGATCTCGAAATCTTCCGCTCTCGATGCGGAATACATGAAAGCCGTTGAATCCGGGGATGAGGATGCCCGGGAGGAACTGGTAGCAAAGGCCGCGAAAGCCGCGGCGCCGAGCGTTCGCCGGAAGGCCTGGCGCGCTCGGTGCGCACGTCCGTCGGCGTCTCCAAGGCCTACGGCCTGGACCCCGGCGTCGGCGTGGGCTTCTTCGGCGGCATCAAGGGCATTGACCCGAAGCAGGACAAGCGCGAGCTGGCGCTGATCCTGGCTGAGACCATCGAGCGGTCCGGGATGAACTCCCGTGCCGACGAGGTGATGCAGGTCATCCAGTCCTTTGCCGCGACCACCTCGCGCATGTCGCTGTCGTCGCCCAACCTGAGCGCGCACGCCGGGTCCTACAGCTCGCTGATGTCGATGGGCCTGCCCGGCATGACCAGCGACGTTGCGGCCGGCATCCTGAGTCAGGCCAACGCATCGCTCATGGGCATGGGCGGCGCCGGTGAGGCTGGGCAGAACTTCATTCTGTCGGCCTTCCAGCGAAACGGCGCACTCAACCCGATCCAAGCAAAGGCGCTGGCAGCCGGCGGCCTGTTCGGCACGCGGGCCTCCACGTTCGGCAAGGACTCTGCGCTCGGCCGCTACTTCGGCGCCGATGCGACCGGCCTGGCGGACGGGGCTGGCGCGAACGTCACCAACTTCGACGCCATCCGCACCCACCTGGCGGGCATGGGCGGCGACAAGTGGCTGCAGCTCGAGGGCGCGCAGCGCCTTTACGGCCTGAGCTCGCCGCAGCAGGCGGCCGCCCTGCTGATGATGAACAGCAGCGAATTCGGTGGGCTGAAAAACTCGCTGACCCGCGCTGGCGTCGGCGTCAACGCGTTCAACGAGAGCGGCCTGCAGACCCTGGCGAAGATCGGCACGGCCACTTCGATGACCGGCCTCACCCAGGCCTACGCGGGCATGCGCTCGCGCACCGGCAAGGGCGCGCTGTCGGCCGCCGAGATTGGCGAGCTCGATCGCGCCCAGGCCACCGGTGACACGGAAAAATTCCGCGACGCGCTGATCAAGATCGCGAGCACCAAGGACCGCGAGGAGACCCAGTACACCATCCAGCAGGACCAGAAGGCCGCGCTTGAGCAGATCCAGATCAACACCGGCGACAAGCTGATCCCGATCGCGCAAGGCATCAAGGACGGGGTCACCGCGACCGTTGACGTTCTCTCGCGAGCATTTGGCATCAAGTCCGATTACTTGAAGGAACAGAACCCTGGCATGTTGGGCCCTCAAAAGGGCGGTGCATCTGGTGCCTGGGGACAGACTGGCGGCGCGACGGGTAGCTGGGGCGCGCCACCAGTGGCCACTGGCTCAAAGGCAGATTTCATCCGCCAACACGCCGCTGGGGCGGCTGCTGCCGCAGCCGAGCTCGGCGTTGACCCCAAGCTGCTTCTGGCGCAAGCCGGCCTGGAGACTGGGTGGGGCCGCAGCGTGATCCCAGGCTCCAACAACCTCGGCAACATCAAGGCCGGGAAGGGGTGGGCTGGCCTCACGGCTTCGGCCAAGGACAACATGACCGGGTCGGTTGACTCGTACCGGGCCTATTCTTCATCCAGCGACTACTGGAAGGACTACGTGTCGCTGATCAAGCGCCGATACCCTGGTGTGGTCGGCGCGGGCAACAACGCGTCCGCCTTTGCCAACGGATTGACGGCCGGTGGATACGCTGAAGACCCCGCCTACGCGCAGAAGATCATGGAGGCATACGGCGGCATGACAACGCTTCCTGGTGATGCCGGCGGCGGCCGAGGCTTCGTCAACCCGTCGCCCGTCGAGGTTCCTGTGACCTTGTTGTTTCAGAATCAGCAGCGTCAATCCGTTGCCGAGCCGGCGTCGGCCCGCGTCAGCATCCCGCGTGGTGCCGGTACAGCACGATGAAATCCGTCCCCATCCGTCACCCAGGCCTGTCGGTCATCCTCCGCAAGAACGTCGGACGCAAGACGCTGGACGGCGCGCTCCCAGTGTCCGAGCGGTTCGCCGGCCAGAACAAGACGATCGACCTGTGGCCGTTCCTCGGCGAGACCGGCCGCGTCGTGGTGCACAAGTCGGTGCGCGAGCCCGCCGGGTCGTTCACGATCACGTTCGGCGACCAGATCAGCAAGGCCGACGACTCGGTCTACGGCCTGGTCGAGCCCATGGACGTGATCGAGATCCGCATGGCCGGCGACGCCTACCAGCACCCGAAGCGCAGCGGGTCGACGTCCGACGCCAAGCCGGAATCGCTGCCCATCATGATGCGCGGCCTGGTGTCGTCCGTGCAGCGGTCGGAATCCATGGGGCCCGACGGCAAGCCTCAGCGGTTCGTGACGGTGTCGGGTCAGGACTACGGCAAGATCTGGCAGATCCTGCAGGTGTTCAACAGCCCTTACGTCGACCCGAAAGCCAACCTCATCACGAGCATGCCCTTCTTTGCTCAGTTCGGGATGGCGCTCAACACCAACTACGCCGAGGACTTCGTCCGCGACGTGTTCAAGCAGGTCATCAACCCGTTCATCGACCGCATGCGCGAGCAGGCGTCTGGCGGCGACAAGAGCACTTCGCCGCTCATGAACATCTCCACCGACGGGATCGAGATCAGCGCCGGCGTCGTCTCGCCGTTCGGCATCGGCGGGTGGGGCGGCGGCACGATCTACAGCCTGCTGCAGGAGCACTGCGACGCAGGCGCGTGGAACGAGCTCTACATCGAGGATCGCGAGGCCGGGCCGGTGGTGGTCTACCGGCCGAACCCGTTCATGGACCTTGACCCCAAGGAAACCAAGTACGTGATGCCGATCAAGACTGAGCCGAAGTTTGTGCCCGTCACCCGCGCGGATGTGGTCGCCATGACCGTCGAGCGCACGGACCAGAACCTGGCCAACTACTTCTGGGTGGACGCGCCTCGCTTCGCCATCAACTACGGCGAGTCGAGTCGCCAACTGGCCTACTTGGCCGACCCGAACGAGGTCTACATCCAGAATTACGGCAACGTCAGCCCCAAGCTGTACGGCTTCCGCCGCATGTGGGAGCAGACCCAGCAGGGCGGCCGCGGTGAGCTGAACAACGGCAACGGCACGCCTGAGGGCAGCGCCCGCACGATCAGCGAGAAAAGCTGCCTGGAGTGGATGAACGAGCGCCGGCGCCAGTTGGTGGCCATGAACAAGGACAACGTGGTTCTGGAGCATGGCTCGATGACGGTGAAGGGCAACGAGGCCCTGCGCGCCGGCGTCTACGCCAGGCTGGCACACGGCGGGATGACGTCGGACTATTACGTCACCTCGGTGACGCACGACTTCATCCCATTCCAGCGCTACCTGACCCATGTGGAGTTCGAGCGGGGCACTGGCTTCGCCGACCGGGTCGCGCGTGAAGGCGGCAAGCAGTCGCCGTACTGGGGTGAGGTGGCCGAGTGATCTACGACAGCTTGAGCATTGGCGTGGTGGTTGCCACCTATCCGGCCGGCAATTCGGTGGACGTGCTCATGGACGACGGCAGCCGCCTGTCCAATGTGCAGGTCTTGGTGCCTTCGGGCAGCTCCGACTCTGGCATCTTCGATCTGCCGCACGTCGATGGCGCCGGGCAGGAGCGGCGCTGGGACTTCACCCGGGAGCGCAATCGATCCGTGCGCGCCATGGTGGCCAGGACGCGCGGCGCGCCGGTGGTGGTCGGCTTCCTGCTGCCGCAGGTCTGCCAGATGACATTCGACGAGCGCAACCGTCGGATCATGCGCCACCCCTCGGACGTCTACACGTCGATCGACGACGCCGGGAACATGGAGATCGCCCACCCGGGCGGCGCGTTCGTGCGCATCGGCACCAGCCCCGACCACGAGGACCTGACGGGCAAGGACTTCGACAAGAAGTGGAAGATCTCGCGCAACACCGACAAGCAGGCCTACATCCGGGTCAGCATCCCCGGGAAGGTGACGCTCACGATGACGCCGGCAGGCGAGGTGAGCCTGGAGACCTCCGGCGGCATCAGCGCCGAGGCGGGCGGGGCCGTCAACATCCAGGCGCCGAGCGTCACGCTGGACACGCCGGCCACCACGTGCACGGGCGCGCTGACGGTGCAAGGCCTTCTGACCTACCAGGCCGGCATGGCCGGCACGGGCGGCACTGCTGGCAACACGATCAGCGGCACCATCACCGTCACCAGCGGCGATGTGAAGGCGGACGGCGTCGGCCTGAAGACGCACCGGCACCAGGAGCATGATGGGCCGAGCACCGGCACTGCGTCGGGTTGACCGTCGTGACTGCATCATGGCGGCATGCAGACTCGCCCTCCTCAGTCCCAAAAGGCAGATGAGCGGCCCATCTCGTTCGTGCTGGACGATCAGACGACCCGGGCCTCTCCGCGCATCAGCGTTGATCTGACCATCCGGCCAGAGGATCTGACGCGAGTTGACAGTTCGCGCCTGACAACCCAGCAGACGCTGGGCGGCGCCTGGGTGGACAACTTCGGGCCTGGCATCCCCTCGCTCAACATCAGCGGCCACACCGGCTGGCGCCGGCGCTTCGGCGTCGATGACGAGCGCGATGGGCAGGAGCGGTTCAAGTACCTTTTCGAGAACGTCTTCACGCGCTGGCACAAGCTGCGCAACGACGCCATGAAGGCCGGCGACAACCCGGACAAGGTGCGGCTGGTCTTCGCCGACGCGCTCGATCAGTTCGCCGTGGTGGTGGCGCCGGTTACCTTCACGCTCAAGCGCTCAAAGTCGCGCCCGCTGCTGTGCCAGTACCAGATCGCCATGACCGTGGTGAGTCAGGACATCGACGAGCTGTCCTTCCTGCGGTTTGGCAAGGACACCACCGACAAGAAGGCGATCGAGGAGCTGGGCCTGGACAGCCTGACGGCATCCGTCAACCGGCTGACCGAGTACCTGAAGGACGTTCAGCAGTTCGTCGACCGCTCTCTGGTGGCCCCTGTTCGGGACTTCCTGGGCAAGACGATCAAGCTCTACAGCGCCGTGCGAACCGCAATCCGCACGGCTGACGAGATTGCCGGGTCCCTGGTCGCGGTGGCGCGCATGACCGCCCAGGCCGGCATGAACATCTTCCGCACGATCGGCGCGATCGCCAACGTGCCGGCCATGTTCCGCTCGCGCTTGATGGGCCTGGCCAGCGAGTACAGCAACATCTTCTGCGTCCTGAAGAACGCGGTGCAGCAGCAGAAGTACCTGCCGGACTACAACCCGCTGTTCGGATCGTCCAACTGCTCATCCACGAACGGCGGCCGCCCGCTCAGCCCGCTGGGCGACGTGAACCCGTTCTACCTGTACGCGCCTTCCAACCGCTCCCTGCCGGTGACCGTGACATCCTCCGGCCAGGCTGGCCTGACGACCATGGCTGCCACTGACGTTGTGCTGGCCCCGATGTCCATGGCGTCCCTTTCCGGCGCGCTGTCGCAAATCACTGGCGGGCTGTCCGTGAAATGACCACCGCATACCAGCGCCCCCTCTACGGTTACCGGTTTGCTGAGATCCGGCACGGTGACAACCTGCAGACGATCGCCGCCCGCGAGCTCGGCGACGCATCGCTTTGGTCCGAGCTGATCGCCTACAACGATCTGAAGGCTCCGTTCATCACGGATGACCCGGACCAGGCCCGGGCCGGCGTGCTGCTATCCGGCTCGTTGATCCGCCTCCCTGCGCCGGCGCCGATCGCCACCACGGCGACCGATGCCGACGAGGTGTTCGGCACCGACATCCTGCTCGATCGCGGGCAACTGGTTGTCACCGATGGCGACCTCAGCCTGGCCGAAGGCCTGGACAACCTGCACCAGGCGCTGACGCACCGGATCGACACCGACCGCGGCGAGCTGCTGTTCCACCAGGACTACGGATCGCTGGTGCGCTCGGTCGTCGGCACGGTGAACGGCCCCACGGCCTCTCTGCTGGCAGCCGAGTACGCCAAGTCGACGGTGCTCGCCGATGATCGGATCCAGCAGGTGACGCAGACGACCGCTGAGGTCGTGGGCGACACAATCCGCGTCAGCGTCGAGGCGCAACCCATCGTCGGCAGGGTGATCGATGTGACCGTGACGACCTAAAGGTAGCCAATGTTTCAAATCAAGGATTTTGCTTCGATCACGGCCAGTTGCATCAACTGGTTCAAGGCCGTGTCGTCAAAGGTGACCGACTTCTCGGTCGGCTCGGTTGCGCGCACCATGCTCGAGGCGCCGGCGATCGAGATCGACGAGGCCTATCAGAAGTTCTTCATCGGCGTCAAAGAGGCCATCCCGGTATCCGTCTTCACCACGTTCGGCTTCGACAAGATCGCGGCCGAGTCGGCTTCTGGCGTTGTGCGCTTCTCCACCGGTGGCCCGCTTGCGGTGGCGCCGATCGTCGTGCCGGCCGGCACGGTGGTGCGCGTGCCTGGCAGCTCGAAGACCTACGCCACTCAGGCGGCGGGCACCATCGGCGTCGGCCAATCCTACGTTGACGTGCTGGCCTCTGCCCAGTCCGCTGGCGTCGCGGGCAACACCGCGAGCAGCACCATCACGGAGATGGGCACCAACGTCGCCGGCATCGCGGTGGTCACCAACCCGGCGCCGTTCATCAACGGGCGCGACGAGGAAAGCGACGATGAGCGCAAGGCGCGATTTCAGGGCTACATCTCAACGCTGGCCCGAGGGACCAAGAGCGCGGTCGAGTACGGCGCGCGCCAGGCAAAGATCGTCGACAGCAATGGCCTGATCACCGAGTACGTTGCCCATGCTGCGGTGGTGGAGCCGTGGGTCGATGATCCGCTCGAGCCGGTTTCTCTGATCTACGTCTACATCCACAACGGTGCGAGTGCGACGTCCTCGGCGCTGGTGACCCAAGCTCAGAATGTCATTGACGGGTACTACGAGGGCGGCGTCGCCGTGTCTGGCTGGAAGGCTGCTGGTGTCAATGCCGTTGTCTTGGCCGCCTCTGACGTGGAGGTCGACGTCACGGGCAACCTCACGGCCATGGCCGGCTACGACGAGGCAACCCTGATCGCTGAAGCGACCGAGGCCGTCAAGGCGTACATCCAAGGCCTGAACGTCGGCGCGCCGGTGATCCTGTCCGAGCTGATTGCGATCATCAAGCGCGACGTGGGGGGGGTCTACAACATCACGCTGTCGAGCCCAACGGCTGACGTTGAGTGCGACATCTCCGAGAAGGCCATCCCTGGAACGGTGGTGATCACGTGAAGCTGACGCAGAAAATCATCGGCTACCTGAACCGGGTGTTCGACAAGGGCCCCAGCCAGGTGCTGGCCTTGCGCCTTCGCTATGACGGCTCGGCGATGACCTGGCGCGTCGCCGACGGCACTCTCACCACCACGGTGTCTGGTGGCACGGGAGCGGCCTTGTCCGTTCCTCTGGCCGAGTACAGCGTGGCTGAGCTCTGCTCGCTCCTCGCTGCGCAGCCGGGCTACTCTGTGCCTTACCAAGACCTTTCCACCTTCACCGGCCTGTCGGCGCTCGTGCTGCTGGACGGCGAGGGCGATCAGTCGAAGTCGAACGGCGATCACCTGAACGGCTTCACGTCCGTGCTGTGGGCCTACATGGATTCGATCGCGTCGGAGCTCACCCTGCTCAACGCGTCGATCGCCGAGGCCATCAAGCAGTTGTCCGCCAAGACCGCGGAAGGCGAGTGGGTCGATGAGCACGGCTCCTACTACAACGTCAAGCGCGAGAACGGCGAGCAGGACGTCGCATACGTGGCCCGGATGATTTCGGAGCTCATCCGGGCTCGCGGCAACAACATCTCGATCGCCGACGCCGTCGAGCGCGCTATTGGCGGGTCGGAGTGGGCCTGGGTCCGCGTCCTTGACCACAAGTCGACCACCACGGCCGGCGATGGCACCAAGAGCTACGGGCTGTTCGACCTCTACGCCGAGGTCGACGTCGACGGCCCCCTGACGTTCGCCCAGATCGACACGAACCTGCGCGCCGCTCTCGCGGCCATGCGCGACGCCGGCACCCACCTGCGGATGCTGAAGTACACGATGAAAAGCAAGCTGAAGATGCACGCCGGCGCGGTCCTGTCGGCGGGTAGTGACATTAAGCTGACCAACTACGTCGAGTTCGAGAACCCCCAGGTTTTCTGGACCGAGTCGGACTACTGGACCTCCGAAGACTTCTGGATGTGACCTGATATGCAAACTCTGCTCAATGATGATCCGCTCGGCACCCGCGTGACGCTCGGTGACAACCTGGTGAAGATCAACGCTAACTTCCAAGAGTGCGCTGATCGACTGAACGCCGTTGAGGCCGTCATCGAGGATGCTCTGGATGGCGTGATCACTGATCCCGGCGGACTGGTTGAACGAGTGCAGGCGCTTGAATCGGCCATTGCCGGGATCAACCGATTGCCCATCGTGCAGGCTGCTGTGCGAGCAATCGCCGACACCGCGCTGTCCGTTTCTGGCAACCTGATGGACAACGTGACCGACCCGGATGGCGATGCCGTCGAGGTGGTCTCTGTCAGCTACGCCGGGGTGACGCGAGCGGTTGGCACGACGTTCTCCACGACCTACGGGGCGATGCTGGTGAACGCGAATGGCACCTACCTCTACACGCCAGGCGACGCCGCGCGTGCGCTCAACTTGGGCCAGACCGGCACCGAGACCTTCGGCTACACCGTGATGGATACCACTGGCGGCCGGGTCAGTGGCAACTTCCAGGTCACGATCAGCGGCACGAACCATGCACCGGTTGCGCGTCCCGACTCTAAATCGGTCAGCGCCGGCGAGACGGCGACGGGCAACGTGCTGGCCAACGACCTCGATTACGAAGGCCAGTCGCTCAGCCTGGTCTCGTTCGTGGTTGCCGGCGTGACCGGGACTCACGGCCCCGGCGACGTGGTCTCGATTTCTGGCATGGGCACGATCACGATCGCAGCAAACGGCGCTTACTCGTTTGTGCCGCTCAACTCGAGCGTCAGCGGCGTGACGCCCGACATCACCTACACCGGCACGGACGGCACCAACCAGTACACCGGCGTGCTTCGGGTCAGCGTGGCGCCGCCGCCTCCGACATACAGCGAGATGCAGGCGTTCTTCGCCAGCTACCGCGCTCAGCCGACCATCGATCGGCCAGCTCCGAACCCGTTGCCGTCGCGGCCGCTGCCCGACCGCACGTTCGTGCAGAACATCGCTGACTACACGCCCTGGAACTACACCCTCGGACTGCCCAACCAGATCGGCCGCCCCTCCAACGCCTATGACTTCGAGGTCGGCCCGGGCAAGCCCTACACCGAGCTGGAGCAGGTGCCATGGGAGTACCTGCTGCCAGGCGACCGCGTCTTCGTCTACTCCCGCGCGACGCCCTACAAGCGCACCATCGTGATCAGCACCTGCGGCAACGAGGACGCCTGGATCGAGATCATCGGCGTGCGTGACCCGGACACCGGCGCCATGCCCATCCTGGACGGCGATGGCGCGATCTGTGCTGCTGGTCGTCATTACCCGCTGTTCGACGGGGCAGGCATGGTCAACATCGGCCCGTTCGCGGCTGGCGTGGACGGCACGGCCTACGGCACCAAGGTCCGCTTCGTGCACGTGACCGGCTTCGAGATGCGCAATGCGCACCCGACCAAGATGCGCACGGCACGCGGCGCCACGTCGCCGACCCCATGGGGCGAGTTCGCGCAGGGTGTGTACGTCCTGGGCGGTCACAACATCTGCATCCAAGGCAACAATATCCACAACTGCGGTCAGGGCATTTTCGTCAACAGCACGAACCACGACCGCTTCCAGTCGCACCGAATCCACATCTGCAACAACTGGATCTACGACTGCAGTTCGACCGGCAGCTTCAGCACGCACGGGATGTACCTCGAAGCCATTTCGATGCTCGTGGAGTACAACTGGCTGGGCAGTGTGATCGACGGCTCCTACGGCGACACCGTGAAGGAGCGCTCGTCTGGCGTCGTCTACCGCTACAACTACATCGACACCTCGGCGAACGGCGTCGCATTCCGTGACCCGTCCAACGAGGACTCCGCGCAGAACGGCATCCTTGAGTCGCAGGCCGTCGATAGCCTGGGCGAGCTCACGGTCAAGTCGATCTACGTCTACGGCAACACGTTCGTCGCACGGCGCGGCAGCACCACCATTGTGGCCGTCGGTGACGGCGCCAACGGCGAGCTGCGCGAAGGCAAGCTGTACTTCTACAGCAACGTCGTGGCGGTGGTAGCTGATGGGGAGTCCGGCTATGTGGGCGTCTACTACGACCCGTTCCGCATTCCCATCTTCTCGATCTGGAACAACGTGCGGTCTCCCGTCACCGTCGTGGCGCGCAACAACCTGTTCTACACCACGCCCAAGACGCCAGGGGCAAAACAGGCCCCGTTCGGCATCTTTGCGTGGGGCGGCGTCGCTGACTTCCAAAGCAACTGGATCAACGACTTCGTGCTGACCGGCTACGACACGAATTACGCCTCGGCGATCGCCAAGGGCGCGCAGTTCACCGGCGCTGGTCTGGGCGGCTTGGCCGAGTCCACTGCTTCACCGGACTTCGTCAACCTGCCAACCCTCGATCTGGGGCTGCAGGCCACGAGCCCGTTCTTCGACCTGGAGGCCCCGCTGCACCCCGATGCCGTGGCGCGCGACCTTGTCCCGGCGCGCCGATCGGTGCTTTACCCGTTCGACATCGTGCCAGCACCGTCCGTCATCACGCTGCCATCGATCAGCGGTAGCAACGTGGTCGGCGGCACGATCACGGCCACCGGTTACACTTTCTCGCCTTTGCCGGACAGCTACCTCTTCCAGTGGTACGACGGCGATGGCGATCCGATCAGCGGCGCCACTTCGGCCAGCTTGGTGACCACCGGCCTGGCGGGCCAGTTCGTGCGCGTGGGTGTGCGTGGCGTGAGCTCTGGCGGCCAGTCGGCAGAGTCGCTGTCGCCTCTGTTCCAGGTCATCAGCGCCACCACGCCGTCGAACACCATCGCGCCGGTGATCAGCGGCAGCGGCCAGCCCGGCTACGCGCTCACCGTCACCACGGGCGCCTGGACCAACAGCCCGGTCAGCTACGGTTATCAGTGGTACAAGGTCACCGGCCTCACGCGGAGCGCAATCAGCGGCGCCACGACCAACACGGTCACGCCGGCGCTTGGCGACGAGGGCACCCTGTACGAGTGCGACGTCAGCGCAACCAATGCCAGCGCCGAGACCGGCGTGGTGACGGCCGCCGGCGTGCTGATCGTGCCGGTCCAATACGACCCGGACGGCACCGGTGTGTTCAACTTCCACGCTGCGGCCAACACGCAGATCAAGGACCTGGCGCCTGGCAAGTGGCTTGGCAAGGTCCTGTTCGGCTCCTACCCGTCCAACGAGTATTACTTCTGCAATGGCAGCGGCAAGCTGGTGGGCACCTATGTCGCCAAGAACAATGGCGGACTGGTTTGGTACGCCAACGGGCAGGCTGAGGTGCAGCAGGCGACCGTGACCTTCACGATCCCTGACCCGGCCGTGATCACCGGATGGTTTGCTGGGCCGTCGGTCAACTGCAGCGCAGCGGACCCGGCCAACCCGAGCAACTATGCCGTTGAGATGAACGCGGCGGCGATCAACCTGCTGCGCAATGGCAGCCAGGTCGCCACGGCCTCGCACAGCAAGGTCAAAGACGACGCGATCACGCTCAAGCTCATGCGCAAGTCTGGCGGCGTGCTCGAGGTCTACCTGAACGGCACGATGGCGCTCACCTACACCGACGCGTCGCCGCTCGCCGGCGGCTACCCGGGCCTGACCCTGAACCCTGGCAGCACCGAGACCTTCGGAATCGACACGTGGACGGACAACCCGTAACCGCCACCCGTCGGGACGCTAACCTTCGCGCATCACTGGACTGCACATGGCATACCAAACCATCCACACCAAGTACGGGCTGATCGAGATCGCCAAGGCCCAGGCCACTGGTGTTCCGATCAACCTGACGCACATGGCCGTCGGGGACGGCGGCGGGGCGCCGATCACGCCTGATCCGAACCAGCTCGCGCTGGTCAACGAACGGCACCGGTCGACGATCAACGCCGTGCGCCAGGACCCGAGCGACCCGACGTTGTACTACGTCGAGTTGGTGATCCCGGCCGCCACCGGCGGCTGGTGGATTCGCGAGTTCGGCATCTTCGACGACGATGGCAAGCTGTTCGCCGTCGGCAGCTTCCCGGACGCCTACAAGCCGCTGCCGAGCGACGGCGCCACGCACGACATGGTTGTCCGCGTGAACCTGGTTGTCGCCCAGGTCGGCGTCATCACCCTGCAGATCGATCCTGCCGTGACCATCGCGTCGCGGCAATGGGTCTTGCAGACCGTCACGCCCGCGGCCCTGTGGCCTGGCGGCACGACCAACCAGGTGCTCACCAAGAACAGCAACCTCGATGGCGATGCCGAGTGGAAGGACCCCGGCAGCGGCACGGTGATCGTCGACACCGTGGAGGAAACCCAGCTCATCACGGCCGACCCGCAGTTGACGCTGGACCTTGTGACCACGACCACGTTCGGGCTCTCGGTCTACGTTGAAGGTGTGCGCATCCCGCGCATTGCTGGCGCTGATGGATGGCAGCAGGGTGTCGACAACACCCAGGTCGTGCTGGGCAAGCAGTACCCGATCGGCTCGCGGGTCCACTTCATTCAGAACGATCCGATGGCGAGCTTCCCTCAGATGCTCGAGGCAAGCAAGAACCTGACGGACGTGCCTGACAAGGCCGCGGCTCGCGCCGCGCTGGACGTGCACACCAAGGCGGAATCGGACGCAGCCGGCCAGCCTGGCGACATCAAGTATTCAGCCCGCAGCACGGCGCCGACCGGCTGGCTGAAGGCCAACGGCGCGGCGGTCTCGCGCACGACCTATGCAGCGCTGTTCCTGGCCATCGGCACGACGTACGGCGCCGGTGACGGCGTCAACACGTTCACCCTGCCGGACCTGCGTGGCGAGTTCATTCGCGGATGGGATGACGGGCGCGGGGCGGACACGGGGCGGGTGTTTGGGTCTGCGCAGGGCCATATGTACGAGGATCACACCCACGGTGTGCCGATCCGAGACGAATGGACTGGACTGACTGGGGCTGGTTATTGGGACAATGCGGGGATGTCCAGTGGTGGCAGCAACATCAATAACGGATACCGGCCCAGGACATCGGGAGGCCTGTCTGGATCGCCGGGCACCGAAACCCGCCCCCGCAACGTCGCCCTTCTCCCCCTCATCAAATACTGATCATGGCTGAAAAGATCGTCTATCAAACCGACCACTTCGGCTGGTTCACCGGTAAGACCGTCGCCGACGAAAGCCCGCTCGAGCCAGGCGTGTTCCTCATCCCCGCTGGTTGCTTCGAGGATGCGCCTCCTGCAGGTCCGCACAACGAAGGCCTGTGGCCGAAGCGGGTCGGTAATGGTTGGAAGCTCGTGCATCGAAAAGCCAATGCCGAGCCGACTCCGCAAGAGAAGCTGGCGGCCTTCCTGGCGCAAAACCCTGACGTGGCAGGCATGGTCGACAGCACGGGAGGCAGTGAATGATGCGCGAAGACTTTCAGCCTCGCCGGCAGATCGACACGCCGTGGATCCTGCGCTGGTTCAACCTGGCGTGGGCCCTGCTGGGCAACGACGACGACGGCTGGTTCGGCGACGACCGATGGCGCGCTGGCCGAGAAAAGACGCTGTGGCTGGCTGTGCAGTGGTGGTTCCGCAACCCCTTCCACAACCTGTTCTTCTACGTCCTGGGCGTGGCCGACCGGCCGCGCACCTTCTACTCCACGCGCGAGTGGGGTTCGCCAGGCTGGACCTTTCACGTCCTGCGCTGCGGGTGGTTGTGGCTGCCCTTCATTTCGCACCGTGGCCGCGTGAATTTCTACGCTGGCTGGCGGCCGTATGGCGCCTTTGGGTTCAAGTTGAACCGCGCCAAGTCTTGATCCCCAACAGGGAGGTGTATGAGTCGCGTACTCGATATGTGGGCCGGGATGACCGGCACAGTTCTGGATTTTGCGGGCACCACGGCGCCCGATGGGTGGCTCCTCTGCTTCGGCCAGTCGCTGCTTCGCGCGGACTACCCGAACCTCTTCTCCAAGATCGGCACGACCTACGGCGCGGCCGACGGCACGCACTTCAACCTGCCTGACTGCCGAGGCCGCGCGACCGCAGGCAAGGATGACATGGGCGGTACGGCCGCCAACAGGCTGACAGCAGGCGGCGCTGGGGTGGCCGGCGACACGCTTGGCGCCGCTGGTGGTTCTCAAACGCATACGCTGGATGCCTCTCAGATCCCCGCGCACAACCACCCTCTGCCAATGGGCGAGGCCGCGTCTGGTGCTGGCGCTGGTGCGAACATCTTCCAGGGCCCCGGCCCATCATCCGGCACGAACACCTCCAATAACACTGGCGGTGGGGCTGCGCACAACAACACCCAGCCCACCATCGTCTTCAACAAAATCATCAAGACGTGACCGACAAATGTCGTGATGGGACACTGCGGGCAGTAGCGACTCTCACTGAAGTACATCAATGCCTGAACCCGCATCGGCTACCGCAGGCGCCTCGCTCGTAGGCGCTGCCGTGGTGGTCCCCATGATCACCGCTTTCGGCATTCCGCTCGGGCTTCGGCCTGATGTCTTGATTGCTGGGCTTTCTGGCAGCCTGGTTGCGATCACGCTGCTCAACACGGTGCCGGCTCTTGACGACACGATGATTGGCCTGCTGCGGGCCACCTTGCGTCGCATGGCTGTCGCGGCCGCATCGAGCTTGACCGCTGGCTATCTCACGCCGGTCGCCATGATGGCGACTGGCATCCCGGATCCCCTGCTGCTGGGTGGCGCCTTTGTCGTCGGAGCTGGCTCGCAGCACGTCTTGTCGAAGTGGATCCGCAAGATGGCCGGTGAAAACCAGGCCAGCGGGGGCTGATATGACCGCGCCCATCATCCTTTTGATCCTGCATTGGGTGTCAGGCTTCATTGTCCTGGCGTACGGGCTGCACCGCCTCGAGTTGCTGGACCCGTGCCGGCGCGGCCTCGATCTGAAGCTGCGGCTGATGCTGCTCGCAGAGTCCGCTGGGTGGATCGTCTTGAGCATTGGCGGTGGTGGGGCGGTCATCACGCCTCTGCTACCGCTTGAGAGTCCAACATTGCAGGACGTGTGCACGATGACTGGCGTTGCCGTATGCGTCGTCATGCACCACGCAAAACGGAGATGGACGTGATCATTGTTCTGACGGCAGGCCACAGCAACACCGATCCAGGCGCCGTGGCGAACGGCGCGACAGAAGCCGGTGTGATGACGTTGCTTCGCAACATCGTCGCCAAGAAGCTGCGCGAGCTCGGCCACACGGTGCACACGGACGGTGAGGGCACCAACAACCTGCCGCTGAACGATGCCCTGGCGCTGATCAAGCGCGTCCGTCCTGACGTCGCGCTCGAGCTGCACATGAACGCCGCGGCCAACCCCGCCGCCACGGGCGTGGAGACCATCTCGCTGCCCAGGGACAAGCGCCTGGCGCAGGCGCTGTCCGCCGCTGTCGGCTCTGAGCTCGGCCTGCGCCTGCGCGGCGACAGGGGCTGGATCGACCAGTCGCAGTCTGCACGCGGCCGTCTTGCCTATGTCAACGCCGGCGGCCTGATCCTGGAGACGGCCTTCATCAGCAACCCGAACGACCTGGCGGCACTGAGCTCCAAGCTCTGGCTGGTGGCCGGCGGCATCGCCCGGGCCCTCACGACGCGGGCGGTGGCGTGATGACGTGGTTCCGGCCTTGGATGGCGTGGGCCGGCGTCGTCGCGGCCCTGGCCGGGCTGCTGGGCTGGCAGACGGTGCGGCTGGCAGACGAGCGCACGGAGCATGCCACCACGGTGAGCATGTGGGCCAAGGACCGAGAGGCGCGCGAGCGCGCCACACGCCAGGCTGTCGAGGCCGCCCGCACCGAGGAACAACGCCGCACCAAAGCGGCCCAGGAGATTGCCGATGACGCCCAAGCCAAACTCGATCAAGCTCGCAATGACGCTGACGTCGCTCGCACTGCTGGTGAGCGGCTGCGCCAGCATGTCGCGGCCCTCACAGCCGCCATCGGTCGTGGAAGCTGCAAAGATCCCGCCGCTGCCGAAGCAGGCCCGTCAACCGAAGCCACCGTCGATCTGCTTGCCAACGTGCAGCGCAGGCTTGACGACGCTCAGGACCGAATTGCTGGATTCGCTGACCAAGCCCACGCCGCAGGATCAGCCTGCGAGCGCGCCCACGACGCCCTAACGGCGCCTCGGCTCGCGCGCTGACTTGCACGCCGTGCACAGCGTGAAGCCGTAGGCCCGGCGAACGGGGTGCATCTCTGCGCCGCACTCCTCGCACTCCTCGGGGCCGTACCCGGGCTCGCCGGGCTTGAATGTTGGTTGTGGCTCGCGGAGCGCGTTGATCTGCGCCCACTCCATTGCCTCATGTTCCTGGGCTTTGTCCTCGAACGACATACTTCTCCTCGTTGTCACGAGGATTGTTGCGTCCCGACTCCGTGCTCGCGTCGCAGGCGCTCGATGCGCTCGCGGTACATCTGCGCCAGCGCGGCGTGATGCTCGGCTGCGGCCTCGTGCTCGAGTGCGAGGACCATGGCCTCATCGTGCTGCTGGGCGATGATGTCGCGGGCGGTGAGGCGGCGGAAGAGGGATTTCAGCATGGTGGTGGCCGGGCCTACCGGCATGGTGTTGATGCGATGGCCGCACGCGGCGGCCGGGGTGGGGTTAGGCGGTGAGCAGCTTGCGAAGCTCGGCACCAGTGCGGGTGTAGGAAACGGGATGACCAGTAGAGCCGATGGGGGCGATGCGATACCGGCCGTTGCCGAGGTATTCGCAGCGCACAGGGCGGCCCTTCGATGTGCGGTGTGCTTCGTAGGCTTGGGCGAGTTCGGTGGCGGTCATCTTGCGTTCTCCGGTGCGTTGTCGATGGCTTGATCTTAATCTTTTTTGATCATGCTGTGCGCGCCGTTACAAAAAACAACACCCGGTGTTGGCCGGGCGCTGCGGCTACTGATCGAGGAGCCTGTTTCCTTTCTTGAGGTTGTCTGTGGCCGGGATCACTTGT